CCTTGTTGCCGCGTGGCGTGTTGCCACGTTGCTGGTCGTGCTGTGGAAAACCACGTTGGCCTCGAGCGTTGTTATTACGCGCTTTACCTTGTTTAACGTGTTGCACATCTGTTCGACCAGAGTCTCGGCTTGGTTCTTGGCTCGGGTTTCGGCCGGAGTGTTGGGTTGGTACGCTGCTGCTGCTACTGCTAACTCCCGTCTGCGTTCCTGGATCTGTTCCAAGTGCCGCTGCATCGATATTAGCATTTGCTGAGGTTGTGTCATCCTTTTCGCTTGTTAGTGGTATCGAATTAGTAGACGCAATAGTGCCCGCTTCATGGACCTCACCATCCACTATAGATGTCAGTTTCACCTTATCGGGAACAACGGATAGTTGAGGCATGAGCATCACATCACCAGTGTATGCTTTAAGCTTCTCAATGTAAGCATCTAAAGCACCTTCAGTGACTCCCAATTCTTTTGCAACGATATCATATCCGACTCCTTCATCTTGCGGCCAGGGATCGGAGATATCTTCTTCGCGTCGCGCAAAGAACGGTAAGTCATCAAATGGAACTGTCGCTGTAGTTGGAAGAGTTGAGACATTACGCTGGTAACAGCGGCACCAATCACTAATGACTGGTGTTTTCCCGTCAGTTACTAAATAACTATCTGTTTTGAATCTTCCGATAACTTCTGGTTCCATTGTAACGTTGGTGGTGGTGTGAAGCTTCAACAAAGTCCGTCTAGGTGACTGCATCGAAGCGGGCGTAGTCCACGGATCAATAAATACTCGTCCTAAGAAATCAACAGGTTCGCCTCTATGGGCACTGTGTACGAATTTAACATTATAGCCAAAATCACTAAAGACACGTTTAACGGTATCATCGTCAACGGTCCCTGTGTCCAAGCTATCATCGCCACAAACTGCATAGCGATCCTGCAATTCTTTCCAGGCTTCGTCTTTGGTTAAACCACTCTCACGAAGTGCACAAAACTCAGTGTAGACCTCTTTCATGGTGTTTCCATCAGTGGTTGTTGGTGATCCAGATAATTTGGACCAACCTGGATCATACTTTGCATAACGCGTTCGTGCATTGGGGCGATGTTCTGCCTCCAATCGAGTACGGAGTTCTTCATGGTAGCTAACATGTGCCCAACGTAAGTAGGCAGCATCCTGAACATAGACTGTTTGGAATCTTAATTCAGAGCCATCCATGCGCGAAAGATCTTTCATTCGCATTTTATCACCGCAATCGGCGATTTCTTGTACTCGACTAGCAATTTGATTTGGTGTTTTGCAAGGAGTATACCATTTCTGTTTGATTAATACGTCTTGCTTAAACGCGTGAGTATACCTACTCAAATTCAAAGTATGTGTCGTAGTGACGCCACTAATGTTCCGAGGGTCGTTTGGAGCAGGGTAAGCTTCTCTTTTCAGAAAAGAGCGCACCTCCATCTCCTGGTCAGTGACCATCCGCATCTGTGCTGACCTAATTCGCTGTCTCTCTTTATCCTGCCTATCATCAATTTCTTGCACTGATAAAGGGATACCCTTACCAGGTTCAGGTATAAGCAGTTCTACAAACTCTGTAGCATAATGATAATACCGAGGATAGATATGCTGTCGGGCTCGAGCCTGCCTCTGTGGCTCATCGACTCTACCGCGGATACTCGCCCTAGCATTTTGTGGAGTATCCAAGGGAAACACAGCTTCCGTAGTCAATGGCGAGTTCGCAAATCGCCGCGCGTACGGTTTACCTTCCTCAAGGCTGGGTTTGTCGCGAGCGTCTAGGGATTGGTAATGCCGGCCAATAGCCCCAGGCTGGTGAACGACGACAACTGGTTCAGCGACCTGCGATACCATATATGAATGTATCACAGCTGCAGCTTGCTCGTTAAGACGTGTCCGTCTTATTGTATCGGAAAGATGCTTCGTGGGCTCAACGGTGTGCATAGTTCGAGTTGCTTCGAACAATTTGAGTGGGAGCGTGGCTGAGTTTAGCTCACCAGCTCGCGCAACAGAGACTTGCACATCATTGTTTCGAATGTTCTTCAATCCAACAAATCCTCCTCCGAGATTATAATTAGCACGGGCCAATTCGGTGCCCACTAAATTTCTATAGTAAATTGGGACAGAGCTAAATGGTGTTATACAGACTATGCGGCGATGCTCACTCATGTTAAACTGATCAACATGACTTGCCACACAATTCACTCCATCAATCACTCTAAAAATCTCCAAAAACCACCACAAATACTGGGCCCATCCAGTATAATACTTGGTAACAATAGTATCTTGATTATAATCCCAGATAGGATGTTCGACATCCTTTCCGCCAGTTACCCGGTAACGTACCTGATTATCCGATTGTATGGTAAAATACCCTTCGTTAACAAGACCACCAGCCTCTTCAGGCTGGAAAGTGTACATCATCACTGGTCGCCCGTGAGAGAGTAACCAATGCATGTCTACAAAATAGTCAACGTCCGTCATGACTATCACATGTCTTTCTGTTATCGGATCATTACGAGTACGTTGTTGCAAATCGGCAAGCGTGTAGTGTTCGCGTATGCCGTCCAATTCACTCTCGCGTGGTGAACCCGAAATAACATACGGATCCAACCCCAAAGAGCGAACACACGTCAACATCGATGTGGTAGCGCTATTCCGCTCAGTAGCGGAAAGCGCATGGGAGTGCTGTGGAGGAACACCGACCTTAATCTTCACCAGGTTAGACTGAATCTGTCTACGCACCCCTGGGTTAAGTTTGCGACGGAGTTTGTCAAAGAGAACAATCATCGTTTGAGTAAACTTCAGTCGCAGGGCGGTGGTCGCTGCCACAGGCAACGACTCGCGTGCTGTATACCTATAGTGGGCATACGCTACGTATGCACAACCACCAGCAGCACTAGCGAGCATGAGAATATTAC